CGTGCCGCCGCCACCGTGCCACTCAAACAACTTGGTCGTGGCGACCATCTTGTGCGACTGCACTTGCGTGTCGGCACAGTAGACCTTGACCCGCCCCAGTTTCCGCAGCCCTTGAGCGATGACGGAAAGTGCTTTGGCCTGCACCTCCGTCATCATCATCGAGGCAGACGTGTCCACGATCACGACGGCGTGGGGCTGCACGGTGATGCGGCCGTGCAGGAGTGGGGCATCGTCTCCCGGCGGCTGCTTGCGTGACCGGCGGCGGTGGGAGTAGTCCCGTCCGCCTACCGGAGATGCCACGCTGGTGCAGACCGCCGACCGCAACTGGGCGAACGGGTCAGGCGTCGGCCGCAACTTCTGCTTGAGTGCCTGCTTGATGGAGCCGGGCACCCTGCCAGGATTGCTGGACTCGTACTTGGCTATGGCCTCTTCCGCTTGGGCTGCGGCCATGTCCTCGCCGTACGCTTCCCATGAGCCGTCGCTTTCGATCTCGTAGGGGCGAGGGCACCCGTCCGCACACGAGCCGCCGGTGCCCGGCGAACCGGGCGGGGGCGGTGCCGAGCCCTGCCCAGACGGAGGCGATCCCGCTCCGCTGCCAGACGCACCGCTCTCGCCATCCGCCTCACTATCGTCGCCGCCATCGCCGTCCCGTTCACCATCGTCTTGCCCTGCCCCATCGGGAGCATCGCCGCCGGATGCGGACGAATCCCCCTGCTCGCCACCACCTCCGGCAGACCCAGCGGAATCAGACTCCCCATCGTTGTCTCCTTGCTGTTGGTTGTCGTCGCCACTCTTCTGCAACTTCTCCATGATGAGGCGGTAGTACTCCTGCATCGACTTGTTCTCAGGGAAGTCGAGCGTGATACCCCATGCCGGGACTTCCACTCCCAGATGCACGGCACCCTCCGGTCGCAGGTGCCGCATCATGTCGAGCGTCTGCTCGATGACCAGATCACCGGCCACGTTGCAGACGAACCGCTCCAGGTCACTCGGGTTCTGGCCGAGTATCTCCTGCGACCGGGAGTGGTGGTCAAAGATCAGATGCAATACCTCGTGAGCCACGAGGTAGGCGGTCTGATCCCGGCCGATCTTGGATACGAACTCGGCATCCCAGTACAGGTTGCCAGCCGCGTCCACTGCTGCCGTGCCGATGCCCGGCGTCTCCTGCTCACGCAGGGAGTAGATGTATGAGGCGAGGTACGGGACGTACTCAAAGGTATGCACCCGTGCCTGCCCCAGTAGTTGTCGTGGGGTCATTGGTCGTACTCCTGTGCGGTGTGTGAATCACGACTGAACCAACGCCATCAACTTTGCAAGCACATCCTTCGGTGGGTTCCAGCCCTCCGGTCGCACGCCACCCTTGCTGACGGGGTTCCAGAACGAACGGAACTGCATGAGGAACGACTCGATCTCCTGTTCCCCGATGGTGATGAACGCCTCCGCCGCACGAGTCCACCGCTCCTTGCTGGTGTTGTCACGCAGGGACTTCACCAGACCAGTGAGGAAGCAGATGTTGGCGTCGGGCCGACGCTCGTACTTGTAGTCCTCCGCACCGGACAGGTACGCCTCCGGGTTGAGCAGGTCGAGCCGGTGCCAGTACCGGAGGAACTCGCCGCCCACCTCCGCACCGACGCAGCCAACGGCGAGCGGCCGGTAGATGGGGTCTTTCTGCTCGTACCCGCAGGCACCCGCTGCCGCGAAGCACCGGGCAAGGAACGTCCAGGTCCGCAGGTTCGGGAACGCCATCGTCTCGTCGTCCTGCGGCAACTTCTCCCGAGCGTCGGGTGCCGAGCGGAGGAACGCCTCGACCAGCGAGCCGAACTGCGGAAGGAAGTCTGTCCAGTGTTCCGGCACGATGGGGAACTGCGGTGCCGTCCACTGGCACCCGGCACGCAGGCCGGTGAACCAGTGTTCGTAGTCCACCTCCCAAGGGAAGTGGACGAACCGGGCACGCATGGCAGGTGCGAGGGGCACCGCATTGGGGCACAGTTCCGGTGGGTTGCAGGCACCGACGATGATGGTCGATGCCGGCATCACGTACTCACCGACCCGTCGCTCGGACAGGACGGAGAGCAAGCCTCCCTGCGTGGCGGATGGCACGTTGGTCACCTCGTCCACGAGGACGAGAGCCTTGCCGTCTTTGGTCTTGTCCCACAGGGAGGTCGGCATCATGCGGACGACGCCTGCCTTGTGGTCGGGGATGGGGTAGCCAGAGAAATCTTCGGGCAGGTGGGTGGCACCGAGCAGCGGGACGAACGTCCGCTCCAGTGCAGCAGCCAGTGCCTCCCACGTCGAGGACTTGCCGACGCCAGTGCCGCCCGTGACCAGCACGGGGGCGACCTGGCAGGCGAGGAACGCGGGGGTGTTGCCGAGTGTGGTGCGAGACATGACAGGGGAACTCCTCAAGGGGTGGACAAATGGGACGGGGGCGAGGCAGCACGATGCCACCTCGCCCCCACAAACCAGACTCCGCAGCGGGAAAACTGCGGGGAAAACGTCAGCCTCCGACGCAGATCACGAACGTCGGCGTGGCCTCTAGCACGGCGGCGGGTTCGCTGGGCCGGGCCTGCGGGCGGCTGGGCTGGCGGGTGATCTTGGCCCTCCGCTTGGCCTTCCGCTTGGCGGCCACGATCCCGCTCGACCTGTTCCGCATGCCCCTCAACTTGGGCAGGACGAGTCCCCTCTGGGCCAGCGTCTTGAGCCGGTCGTTGAGCATGAACGGACTGATGCCGGCGAGTTGCAAGAACTCCTTGAAGTGCAGGTCACACGACAGGGCTTCCTTGTACTCGCTGATGAACTTGCTGTAGTCGAGGCGAAGCGTACGCATAACACTCTCCTTAGTGGGTGGGATTGGTCAGACAGCCGCAGCCAGTAGCCGATTGACGGCGACTGCCTGCTTGACTTGCTCGATGGCCGCAGTCAGGTCGGGCATGGGGCGCCCGAGAACCTGTTCGTACAGCCGCACCTTCTCCAGAAACCTGTCGGCCCGGTTGATCCGCACGCTGATGGAGCGGTCGGCCATGCCGCCGGTCGCTTCCATCACGTCGGTCATGATCTCCGCCAGCCCGGCCTGCACTTCCGTGCCGAGCCGGTCGAGGACGTGCATCACCGTGTCGGGATCGGAAGCGATCTCGACTTGGTGAACGGTGAATCGCGGGCCGTCTGCGTGCGGTCCAAGCAGCAGGCCAGCGAACGTGCGGAAGTCCTCAAGCGTCTGGCCCAGCATGAACCACACGCCGCCGTCGTCCTTGAGGGGCGTGGCCTTCCAGTGGCGGAGCATCTTGACCACGACCTGCCCGACCACGCTGGCCGGCAGGTAGTCCCGCTGCTGCACGACCGCCGGGTCGAGCGCGGCGAGAACCTGTGAGCCGCGTGGCCCTGCGGAGTCGTACTCCAGGATGCCAACGTCCCAGTTCGTGCCGATGAGGGCAGAGAACAGGAAGCGGTACTCGTTCTGCGACTGGCCCGGCACCACACGCACCACCTCAAACGAGGCGGGGTCATCCAGTTGCCGCACCACGTTGGGTTGCCTGCGGATGCGGCCGTACAGGCTGGTGGCCACGTCCTTCATGCAGTCCCGCAGCACGGTCGTGCGAGCGGGCTGGGCAGGGACGAACTTCCCGCAGCCCACCGCATCTGCCGCGTAATAGAGGCGGTCTCGGTTCACCGTCTTGGTGTTGAGGATGGCGATGCCGCCCAGCCCCGAACCGATGGTGAGAGTTGTCGGTGTCATGGGTGATCCTTTCAGTGGGTGATGACTTGGGTCTGTGCTTTGACGAACCGTCGTTGCAGGACAGCGAACGCCGCTGCCTGCTCGGGTTCATCGAACTGCTCACGATCCTCCGCACTCTCGTGCAAGGCCGTGATGATGAGGTCGATCTCGCGTGGCGTGAGTGTCACGGTAGTAGTCGGGTATGGCATAGCCCGCCTCCTGTGTGAGTGTACATATCTTCAGTTCTCCGTCAACGGTTCGACGCGGAGGGAGCCTACGTTCCAGTCGTCATCATCGTGCTTGCGCAGCCCGGTGTAGACGACGACTTCCCCCTCTCCGCTTTCGTCGAACATGGCGTCGGGGCACAGGGCGATCAGTCGATTCATCAGTTCTTGCAGCGTCATGCTTCTGCTCCTTGAGGTAAGACTTCCAATCGAACGACCACGCACGAGCCCCGACCACTTGGGCATGGCCCTTGTGTGCGAGGCGGCGTGCGAGGTACTGCACATAACTCAGCCCAGACCACCCGAAGTGGGCGGCGATCTCCCGGTACGACGGCTGGTATCCATAGGTGTCAATCGAACGTGCGATGAGCGTGAGAATCTCTCGCTCGCGTTCTGTCATGTCAGTCATTAGGCATCTCTCCTTTCAGTCGAGTTCCGCCCACCGTGCCAGTGCCTTCATGGCGACGTAGCACATGGCGAGAAAGAGTTCGATCTCTGCATGGGTCCAGTGGTGCATGGCTTGCCTCCTTGCTTGCCGTAGAAACAGACTCCGCAGCGGGGAAATTGCGGGGAAAATGTCAGCCGATGGGGGGCAGGCAGACCGACCAGTCGTCGGCCGCCACTGCCACTGCCACCTGCTCGTCGTCCATCAGTTCCGGGACGGGGGCGGGCGGTGACGCCGCCCTACGTGAGCGAGCGGCAGGCTTGGCCGTCGCTGCCGCACCCGGTCGCGGCGGGTACGCAGGCACAGTCCCGTCATCCGCAGCCAGTGGCATGATGGCGAAGCGGGCAACGTGCCCGTCCTGACCCAGCGTGGTGGCGAACACGCAGGACTGCGAGTCCTTGACGAACAGCGTGATTCCCTTGTGCTTGTGGTCGTTCATGGCGTGCGACAAGGCACACAACTTGCCGAGCAGGGCGGCGTCCAGTTTGACGGACACGTACCCCTTCGGGCTGTCGTGAATCGCCATCACCCTCTCGCAGTCAGGGAACCGGCCAGTCTCGATGGTCGTGACGGGACCGCTGACGCCGCCGCGAAACTCCTCGCCGTCGAATCGCACCCCCAGCGGATGCGAGAACGCCTTGACTGGCGGCGAGGACAACTCCTTCGCGTCCGCGAGGGCGTTCAGTTCGATGCCGTCCTCGTCCTTCCAATGAACGCTGGCGAGGATGTGCCCGTCGGTTGCCGTCATGCTGGCCGTCGTGCCATCGCTCACGCACTTGATGCAGCCGAGTGCGTAGCGTGCTTGCTCTGGGTCGCAGAACTTGGCGAGTTGCTTGATGAACGCAGGGATTTTCATGGGAACCTCGTGAAGAAAGGGAAGCGGGGCCGGTGACCCAGTGCCACTGGCCCCGCAGAAACCAGACTCCGCAGCGGGGAAATCAGATGGCGTCGTGCAGCAACTCGATGCCGTCGTGGCCGAGCATGTCTTGCACTTCAGCCAAGCACTTGCGGCTGAAACCGTAGGCGATCAAGTCATCCACACGCATGCTGGTGTAGAACGAATCCTCCCGGTCCTCCTCCTCCTGCTCGTCTGCCATGCGGGAGTACGCATCGCGGAGCGTGGACACGGAGTTGTCGTCCTCCACGTACTTCCACTTGCCGTCCGACTCCTCGATCCACGACCGCTCTGTGGTGGTGGTGGTCGTCTTGGTGCGGGCCGTCAAGCCGAAGCCGACGCTGCGGTAGTACGATCCCTCGTGCGAGTCGTTGCTGTACCAGTGCCCGTCACGGGCCCAGTCGCCAGCGTCCTCGTTCCAGATGCAGTAGTCGCCGTCCGCCCGCAGGAACACGAACTTGCTGCCGGAGTGGGCGAGTTGCTGCGTGTACACCACCTCGCTGCGCTGGTAGAAGCCCTCGTCCCTGGCGTGCATGGGCTTGAGGACCAACTCGTTGAAGTGCCAGGTGTCACTGCGGTCTTTATCCAGATCGCACTTGATCGAGATAATTCCGTTGTGGATCACGGCCAGCGAGTCGCTGACCATGAAGGGGTGGCAGTTGCCCGTGTCCTTCTTGCCGTGCGTGGCCCATCGGAAGTGGATGATGGCCTGCTTGTCGGCGTACGGTTCAAGGGCTTCGCGGAACTCCTCAAAGGTGCCGACACCGCAGCGGGTGACGAGCGTGCCGTCCACGACTGCGGCGAATCCCCACGAATCGTCGTTCACGGCGAAGCCGTTGCGGTAGGCGGACCAGTCGGGCTGGGTGGTGGCGGGCTTGTAGATGGCGAGGCACATGCAGGAATCTCCTTGTGAGTGTGAAAGTGAGGGGGTCAAGAAACGGAACCGATCAAGCACCTTCGATGTCGGTGCGGCGAATCATCCGGAACACGGGCGACTTCTCCTTCGGGTTAGCCACGCTGTCGGGCAGGCCCGCGTTGTTGCGGTAGCCGACGCGAAGCGAGGTGTGAGACAGCAAGAACTCGTGCAGGTAGCGGTAGGTGTGGCGGTTGGCCGCTACGAACGTGCGGAAGTTGACGAAGTGCAGCGGGTCAATGTGGCTGTCCACCTCCCCGAACCCGTGCGACACCTGCTCGCAGAACCGCACGGCAGCGACGGCGAACTCGTGGTTCTTGAGGATCGCCCGCCCGTACAGGTTGCTCTTGAACAGGCGGAACTCGACCGTGCTGTCGGTCACGTTGAGAACCTCGTACCTGTCGGAGTTGCCCTGGTCAGTCACTTTCTTGGTGCAGAAGTGATTGAACCCGGCCGGGCGGCAGGCGATGGCTTCAAGGAACGAACGGTTTCTCTCCGCGTTCATGAACACCAGCAACTTGCCCAGCGTGAGCGGCCCGATGGCCCGCTTGGACAGGTGGATGTGGTGCCCAACGTCGTCGCCCCTGTCCCACGCAGAGCAGCGGCCGTCCCCCAGCGTCTTGATCTTGCCGAAGATGCCGTAGACCTGCTCGGTCGTGAGCGGCACAGTCACCAACTCAAAACCGCCGTCCTCCAGTGAGCCGTCGTGCTTGGCGATGGCACACCGGCGGTTGCGAGTCAGTGGATTGAGGCCCGCGTACAGGGTGTTTACCTGGTGGAGCGTGTGCTCCACGTCAGAGAAGTCCTCGTCGTCCGAGTACATCTCGATCTCGTGGCCGGCGTACAGGTACGTCGGCTCCAAGTCTGGGTGTGGTGCCCAGCCCAGCACACGCGGGGCTCGCGTGCCGTACCCGTCCAGTTGGTCATCGAAGGAGTCGCGGCACGAGCAATTGCGGTCGCACTCGCCGTTGTCGCACCGCGAATTGGTGGCGCTGTCCAGGCCGTCGCGGTCGTACCCGTCCGAGTCGTAGCCCTCTCGGTCGTACCCCTCATCGTTGTATCCCGCGTAGTTGTACCCCCTCGAGTCGTAGGCATAGCCGTCGCGTGTGAGTCGGGTGAGTGGGCTGAACTCCGTCTCGGTGGTCCGGTGAATCCCATCCCGGTAGAACCCGTTGGGATCGACCGCCGTTCCTGTATCGCGGTGCAGGCCGGTGGCATCGTTGAACCCGTAGTTGTCGTACAGAACTTCGTTCTCGTCGCTCATGTCTCGCTCCTCAGCGAAGGTGAAAAAGAAAAGGCCGCCCCACGACGGGACGGCCCATGCCGAAAACCAGACTCCGCAGCGGCGAATTACCGCTGCTTTTTCCTGCGGCGAGTGGCACGCTTGGCGTGCTTGCGTGCCACTCGCAGTCGCTCCTCCTCCTTGACTCGTTCAGCCTTGACCAGTGACCACCACTGATCGTTCCACTTGTTGCCCATCAGTCCTCCTGCTTCACGAGGTCGGCCACGTCACGACGCTCACGATGGGTGAGCGTGCGGAGGTCGGCCAGAAGGTGTCGTTGCGACTTCGCCCCCACCTCGCGCGCCACACGGGCGAGCGAGACGAAGTGCATGAGTCGGGGGTTGGTGGTGGTGACATGCGTGCGCATGGGAACTCTCCTGTGAAATGCGACGGGGCCAGCCGCCACCGTGACGACTGGCCCCGTTCGCAGTGTGAAAATCAGACTCCGCAGCGGTGATTTACCGGGTCAGCGGGTTGACGTCGGCCTCCTCCGCTGGCAGGCCGTCGCGGAACGCACGCACAACGTCGTTGCTCCGCTCGTGACCGGGAATCGTGGCGCGTGCCATGCGGACCTGCTTCGTGTCCAGGTATGGGCCGTACACGCGGCTGTCGCTCTTGAGGTTGACGAGGTAGAAGCAGCCGTCCTTGCCGGTGAACTGGCGGATGGGTGAACGCATGGGAAACTCCTTGTGAAACAGGGACTAGAAACACAAACGCCCACCGCGAAGTTGCGATGGGCGAGCCTGCGAGTGCAGGATTTGGGGCTGGCTGGCAGCACAGCCCCGCATCCCAGACTCCACAGCGGGTGGAATCAGCGAATCTGGGCGGCAACCTTGCGGATCTCGTCGCTCCGGATCACGCCGTTGATCGCGGCGAACAACTCCGCCTTGCGGGCGTTGTCACCGGCCGGGAGCCAGGCGGTGAGCGGTCCGATCTGCACGATCTGGCCCTTCACGCCCTTCTTCGTGACATGATCCTTCACGCTCCAGGCGGGGCGAGACTTCTTGGCCTTCGCGGGCTTCTGCACGGGCTCCGCGACAACGGCGGCGGGCTTGGCCTGTGCCTTTGCCTTCTTCGCGGCACGAGCCTTCTCCAACGCGGCCAGCCGCTTGGCCTGGAGGTCGCCGCCCGCTTTCTTCGCGGGTGCGGGGGCATCTTGGGTCTGCGTGAGCCGCAGGGCGTTGGCAACGGCTTCGGCAGCGATCTTCTGGATTTGGGCAATCGTCATGGCAATCTCCTCGTGGAAAGGAACAACCGAGCAATCCCGCGAAGTGCGGGTGGAGGCGGCACCGACACAAGCCGATGCCGCTACCATCCAGACTCCGCAGCGGCCGAATCAGCCGCAGAGCAGCACCGGGAACCGAGACTCGACCACGACCTCTCCGGCAGGGTCGTAGAGCACGAACAACGTCACACCATCGGCGTGATCGTTGACGTACCAGCGAGCCTTCCGCTCACTGGCAAAGACGTAGGAACGACGCTCGCCAGTGACGGCGATGGACACGACGCAGAACATGGGAGGCTCCGGGTGAGAGGGACGGGACGGCAGGCCGAACGTCGGCCAGCCGAAAGACAGACTCCGCAGCGGCGGAATCAGCGGATCGGCACACTGGCAATCAAAGCCGACTCGAGCGCACGCCAGGCATCGCCCTTGTGGATGGCGAGGAACGCGGCGTAGCGGGCATCGAAGTGGCGGATGCAATGGCGAACGAGTCGGTGCATGGCAGAGTCTCCATTCGGTAACGGGACGGTCGAACGCCGTCGTCGTTCCGACAAAAGGCAGACTCCGCAGCGGATGGACCGCGATGATTGAGCGTTTCGGCGGCCGGCTTCACGCCAGCCCTCGACAGCGTGAAGCGGAAGCCCTTGAAAGGACTGGGGCTGCGGGGGGCGTATAGATGGAACGCCCCCGAGCCCCCCCCAGCCGCATCACGTATCAGTCACGTCCCCCTCCTGGATTTTTTCCCAAAACAGATCGACCCCAGCCTGTGAGGGGGTTGCTAAACGCCCGTCCAGGCGTATGCTGTCCACCTGTCCAGCGTCCCAATGAGAGAGAGGAACCGATGATCGAAGCGACCGTGACTGGCAATGTGGGCAAGGTGAACGAACTCCGGATCACCAAGAGCGGGAAGGCGATGCTGACCTTCTCGGTGGCCTCGACGGAGAAGAAGGACGGGCCGACGACGTGGGTGGAGGTGGTCTGCTTTGACGAGCAGGCGGAGACATGCTCCCAGACGCTCCAGAAGGGCCAGAGAGTCGTTGTCTCCGGTCGGGCGGGCTTGGAGACGTACGAGAAGAAGGACGGCTCACAGGGCTTCTCATTGCGTCTGATGGCGAACGAGGTGGGCGTCAGCCTGCGGTGGCCCAAGCGGGAGCAGGCTGGCGTGGGGGCGGACGACGAGATTCCCTTCGCATGAGCGTCGAGGAACTGGACCGCATCGTCGCCGGGTTGCCGGAGTGGGAAGGGAGTCCCGCTCCGGTGGCTGGCGGCACGCCTGACGACGCCATCAAGGAGGCGCGGCAGGCGACGGCTGACTGGCGAGTCCAGTTTGCTGCCAGTCGGGCCGACGCGGTTTACCGTGAGCAGGAGGCCAAACTACGGCTCATCAACCGCACCGAGCGGGTGGTGTGGGTGCTAGTGGTCAGCCTTGCGGCCGGAATGGCGGTGGCTGGGTACGTGCATGCGGTGATGGGACCGCCCAAGCAGGCGGAGTTTTTGCGGGAGAAACCATGACATTGCCAGCGAATCATGACGCCGCGCCGGAGGCGAGAGCCCAGTTGCCGGAGGCGGATCATGCCGCCTGTCGGAGTCGCGAGAGCGATGCGGGCACCGGCGGCACAACCGCGTCGGCTTGCGACGGCGCGGTGTCTCCATCCGGCTCTGGCAGCGGCGGATCGCTAAACCGCAGCGCACCAGAGCGGCAGTCACCGGCCAGCGAGTGCGGTGGAGGCGAGCCCCTAGACGACTGCGCCCCGACAAGGGACAACGCACCGGGTGGGCGGGGGCGAGATACACAGGAGCCAGTTGCGTGGGCTGTCATGCTCGCGGGCGGCGAACGCATCTACGATGTCTATGCCATCGAAGAGGACGCCAAGGCGATTGACGAGGCAGTGACAGGGAATCACGGTATCGTCCCGCTCTACCGCCAGCCCGCGATCACCGCAGAGGAGTGCGAGGCGATTGAGTTGGCCGCCTACGATCACCTCTACCACCCAGACCCTGGCGGCCGGGCGCAGTGGATACGAGAGCAGTTGCTTGGGCTACTGGCGAGGACGAAATGAGCGACACCGCCACACTTGTTCGGGCCTTGCGTGTCCTCGCTCGCGACATCCATTGCGAGGACGGGATCGCCGTGCAGTGCATCACAGAGGCGGCCGACGCGATTGAGCGACTGCGGCTCACCGACGAGGAGCGGGAGGCGATTGAGATTGCCATCGGGAGAGAGTTGGACGCCGAGTGGTACGGCGGGCCTGAGCCCGGCAGAGTGGTGGCGCTTCGCGGCCTACTGGAGCGGACGAAATGAGTCCTGATGCGGGCATCATGTCATGGGAGCAGGCGGATCAGATCATCAAGGATCAGCGGGCCGAGATCGAACGCCTCAGAGAAGCCATCCGCCGGCTCGCGGATCAGGATGCCACGCTATCGGTGTGCAACGGCGGCGTGACGGTGACGGTGGACGGCACGCTCACCGGCGCGGAGCGGGAGGCGATGAGCGCGGCAGCCTGCATCTGCGAGGACGCAGGGCGAACGGAAATCGCGGTCGTTATCAACACGGCACTGGAACGACTAGGCTGAGAACGTGAACGATCAACAGCCGCGAACAAAGGAGGCGGCGCACATGAGCGACACTGACGAGCGGTCTGTTGCATCGGCTGGTTCTGTGGGCGAAGTGCTGGCGAAGGGCATCGCGGACATCATTCGGATTGCGACCGAGCCGGATTGGATTCCCGTGACGGAGCGGTTGCCGGAGCGCGGGTCGACCGTCTGGGTGTTCGACGGCACTGACGTTGAAATGGGCGAATATTGGGGGGAAGACGGCTTTCAGTCATACGGCGCATCATGCGACCGCGAAGGGCTGAATAGCGAGCGTCTGCATGGGATCACGCACTGGATGGAGATTGAGGAGCCGGCACCGCCGACGGACGGCAAGTAGCCCACAGAACGCCAGCGATCAGCGGCTCTGTCCGCTGCATCGCTTGGTTCTGTGGCGAATCGAACGTATTCAGAAATCGACGAAAATCGGGGGCTGGCTGATATGACTCGGGAGACGACAGGTAAGAAAAACGTGTCGCAGAAAGCCAAGAAACGGCACGCCTCGCGCCCGGTGCTGTGGGGGCTTCGCGACTCATGCGGCCTGTTTGAGCCAACGGTTTACGGGACGAGGCTGGCCGCAGAGGTCGCATCATGCAACGAGATTGAGCGGCGGCTTGTTGTTGTTCCGCTCTACGCGAAAGCACGGGCGAGCAAGTAGCCACAGAACGCCAGCGATCAGCGGCATCGAACACAGGAGGCTGCGGACATGAGCGACCACCCAGACGTTCGCCCCTGGTTCCACGAGGACGCGGAGCCCGGCCCGTACGCGGACGACCCGGAGGACGGCTACCCGTACGACGAATGAGCGGCTGGCTGATAGCACTCACCGGTCTGATCTACGCCTACGTCTCCGCCGAGCAGTTCTGGCGTGGGAATACGGGCATGGGGATCGCGTATTTGGGGTACGCTTTTTCCAACGTCGGCCTGTACTTGGCGACGAGGTAGGCGGCCATAAATCCCGTGAGGGATTTCTATGGCAACACCTGCTGCACTTGCTGCTGCCCGGCTCGGTCGCGCGAACAAAGTCGCGGAGTTGGCGGAGGAGGCTCGTCGGCTCAATCCTCCCGACACCTTAGCCGACGCGCGTGGCCGGATTGCGGAGAGTGCCGAGCCGGGAGGTGTCGCCGCCTCCAATCCAGAGCCAGTTCCGGTGACGTTTCGGCAGGCCGTGTCTCGCTGGTACGAGGCCGTGCCCGGCGGCTTTGATGCGGCGGTGGAGAACTCGCAGCGCGCGCTCCGGGAGCATGGCGCCGTCTATCCGCACTCTAACTCGCCGGCATACGGGAACTGGTCGCCGGAGGACGTGGACAAGCCAACTCCCGTGCGCGTCAACTGGAAACTGGGCCCGTTTGATGCTCGCGGAACATACGGAGGCGCCAGCCGTGAGGTGCAACTCAATCCCGCGTTTTTGGATGCCGCGCCAAAGGGCATCAACCCGGTGGTCGAGCATGAGTTGACGCACGCCCTTTTGGACAAAGGCCGGTCGCCCGGCCTGCTTGGGTCGGAGGAATGGCGTAACGCCTCTCAGCGATTCGATGACACGGCATACGGCAGTGCCACGCTGGCGCAGAACCCACAGTTGGCGGCCCAGTACAGCGCCGGAGGGCCGGACGCCTTTCTTGCAGAGAAAAGGCTGCGTCCGCTTGTCGAAAACGAAAACTACCTCATGCAACGCGCAGAACTGGATCCGCGCATTGCGGAGGTGCGCCGTCGCTATGCCTTCTACACCGGAAAGGACGTTCTGACGCCAGAAGATGCCGCCGGCGCGTGGGAGTGGTGGCGGGCCAACCGAGAGTGGCTTGAAGACCTTTCGACGCCGACCGACTTGCCGTCAATGATGCGAAGTCATTTTGACACCTACGACGCGCTGCCCGCTTCTTCCAAGCAAATCATGTTCAAGCGGATGACGCAGATTCCGGCCGTCCTCGCCCCGCTCGCCATCGGCGCAGGTGCCCAGCAGCAGCAGCCCGGCGTCCTTTCTGGCCTGACGGAGACCCGCTGACATGGCTGGACTGAACGAAGCAGGCATCGACGCGATCTTCGCGTCACGCCCCAAGCAGAGTCCTGCCGCCCGGCCGGGTGCGTTGGGGTTTGAGCGTGCGGATGCCATTCGCGGGGAGATTTACCGCCGGCACAAAATCTCCCCTGACACGCCGCTCGCCGAAGCGATGAAGCAGATCGAGCAGCGGTCGCAGATGCGGTCTGCTCTTGGCGTGGACGGCGGTCAGCAGTCGGCATGGGCGAATCCGGAGGAGCGGGCGAGGGCCAGGGAGGAGTACGCCCGGCAGGGCAAGACTCCGGCGGAGGTCAGCAAGCGGTGGGAAGAGTCCACGCACCTGCTCGACCCACGCACCCACCAGTACATGCAGAACTTCGGACGTGACCTGGACTTTTTGGGAAGCGAGCAGCAGCAGGAAGAGGCCGCGTCACGGCTCAAGACGCCCCGCCGCATGCTCGACGCCAACGCGATCCGGCACTACGAGGGCAGCGACGGCGAGCGTCTGTCTGGAGCCGGAGGCATCAGCCCGTTCGCCATGCCGCGCGGCTACCAGCGGTTCGATACGGTGTCGCAGGCTGCATTGGACAACATGTCCAACCCTGACGTTCCGGTTGGCAACTACATGCAGGCATCCGAGACGGTGCCGAATTACTTACGCATGCAGGGCAGCGGCGAGTCTGACACGTCTTCCGAGTCGTGGCGGCGTGCGCAATCTGCAAGGCTGGCGAACAACCGCTACCGGCTGACATCGCCGCACGCGATCTTGGATTTGCCGGAAGGCGCCAGCGGCAATGACATCTCCCAAAGGATTGCGAAATTGCAGGCTGAGGTAGGCTCCGCAGGGGTGCCATTTGCGGACGAGCGGTGGCAACGCACGACTGGAGTGACGCCTCCAGGGTGGCTCTCCGACACCGGAGACTTCGCGATCAGCATGATCGACCCGACCGTCGTCATTCCTGCCGCAAAGGGAGTTGGAGCACTGACCAACGCCGCAAGGGCTGGGCTGATGGCCTCCAAGATTGCGGGCACGGGATGGGCCGCTCCAGCCATCCGCAGTGCCGTTGGCCCGACTGCCGCGAACTTTGGGTGGGACATGGCCTCCGAGCAGGCGATGGGCTCCGGCATCCAGGGGTCGCTTGGCGGAATACCAGGACGCTCTGATGGGCAGTTCTGGATGGGCGGTGGAAAGCCCGGAGTGGACTTCGCCTACAAAACCGACGCGGAGGTCGAGCAGGCCCGACGTGCAGGCGACCAACTCCATGCCCGGCTCAAGGATGATGACGGAGTATCGAGAGCGGACAGCGAGGCATACAACCGGCTTGTCGCTACGGGCGTCCTCCCACAGCCCGGCAGTGACCTCCACCCGCGTCCGCAGTGGAGGATGAACTCGTCCAGCAAGCAGTAGGGCCACCATGTCAGACGAAGCAGCAGTCATCGACGAATCCGTAGACACCACGCCCGACACCTCGACTGAAAGCACCTCCAGTGCCCCTTCGACGCCGGAAACTGCACCTGCGGCGGCTGCTTCGCCGGCTCCACAGCAGTCGGTCTGGGACGCCTTCAAGAATCTCGATGAGTTCAAGGGGCAGGACGACCTGGCGATTGCTCGTCGCCTCTATGCCTCCATGGAGCGGGAGAAAGCCGCAACTCAAGCCCTCCAGCAGTACCAGCAGTACATCCCATACGCCCAGCAGTACCTCCAGAACCGAGAGCCCTTTGAGCGATGGCTCTCCTCCCAGCGAGAGCAACCCGCCCCCCAGCAGCCTGTCCAGAAGACCACTGCCGCAGAGGCGGTGAAGAAGTGGTGGAGCCCGCCGGAGGTCCGCGAGTCGTACAAGCAGTACCTCGTGAAAGACGAGAACGGGCGGGAGGTCATCTCGGCCGACGCTCCGCTCGACGCCAAGCACGCCCTGTACGAGTACCAGAAGTACAAGGCCGACTTCGCCCAGAAGTTCCTCACCAACCCGGAGGAAGCGCTGGGGCCGATGATCCAGGAGATCGCCCAGCGGCAGGCCCAGCAGATCGTGGAGAGCCAGTTCCAGGAGGTGCAGCAGCACCAGTACGTCTCTGGGCTGGAGAAGGAGAACGCGGACTGGCTGTACGAGGCGGACGGCAAGACGCCGACGGCAGAGGGCTTGGCGGCCCAGACGTACATCGAGGAAGCCTCTCGCATGGGCATCCAGAACGCAGAGGCGCGGTGGGAATACGCTACGAAAATGATCGAGCGTGACCTGCTTGATCGGCTGCGTGGCATGCAGGCGCAGGGCGCACAGCGAAGTGCGTTTGAGGCTGCTTTACCGCAGCACATCGCACCAGCGGCTGCGGCTGCAATGCCCGCCGCTGCTGCATCTGCGCCGGTTGCCGATGCCGCAACTCAGGCCCAGAAGGACATAGATTTTCTTAGAAGGGAAGCGTCTCGCAATCCGAGTAGGGCTGCGGGGTCAAGCGACCCGAGAACCCCGCAATCACCTCTGACCTTTGAACAGCGTCTCGCTCGCCAACTGGCACGAGACGGCATCAACTGAAAGGTAAAGCGACATGGCGTCGAGCGTTGACTGGGCTCGTTCGATTGGCACGACTCTGACCCTTCACTTGAAGGAAGAGGAGCAGACGACCTTCCGCAAGTTCAAGGTCTTCGCTGCCCTCCAGGCGAACGGCAACGTCGCCATGAATCAGGGAGGTCGTGGATTCGACTGGCAGGTGCGTTACCGCAACATCCCCGTGTCCACGTACACGGGCGAGTCGCCGCGAGTCTTCGCACGCCACGCGCTCTGGCAGAGAGCCAACCTCCCGTATCGGGGCTACTCGGTCACCGATCAGATCAGCAAGCGGGAGATGCTTGAGAATCGCGGTCAGGCCCAGTTGATCGACGTGGCCGGCAAGATGACGAACCGGCTCACGGAGTCGATGCAGGAACATCTCGCGAAGGAGGTGTTCATCGACGGTTACGCCAGCGGCAACGAGAATCGGTGGCATGGGCTTGAGTCCATGTTCGCCGTGAACGGGACGGTCAACGTCGCCACCGGTGCCCAGCGTGCCGCGAACGCCGCTGACCCCTTCGGCTTCCCGAACGACGAGTACGCCGGGCTGAAGACCGGTCTGGGTCAGTACGCTGGCTCGCAGTTGGCGACCGGTTCGTGGCCCCGAGTTCCGGCCGATCCGGAGTACGACTTCTGGTCGCCCCTCGTGTGCAACTACACGAGCACGGCCTTCGGCGGTGCGACGGCGACCTGGAAGGATCAGTGCATCGAGGCGATCCGCGAGTCGGTCAACCACGCGAAGCGGAACGACACTCGCGAGAACCAGATCGACATGATCCTCCTGGATCGGTCGATGTACATCCAGTTCCTCAACCGGCTGGACAGCCGCGAGCGGGCCATCGTTTCGAAGACCAACGGTCTGAAGTCCTACGGCTTCGGGGATGTCGTGGAAATCGACGGCATCGAAACCGCGTCGGACTACGCCGTGCCGCCGGGCGTGGGCTATGCCCTCTCCATCGGCAACATGGAGATGAAGGTGATGACCGGCAACCTGCTGGAAGCGGAGGGACCGTTCTACAACGAGGAACTATCCGCGTACCGGTACGCCGTGTCGGTCCTCGCCAACATCAAGATGAAGTCGCCCCGCAACTTTGTGAAGTTCGCGGCCCTCGCCTGACCCTCAACAGCCACCAGAGAAGGAGAGTCCTCGCAGATGAGTACGCTGACTGCTGATCCCGGATTCGCTCGCGGCCAGACGCTTGGCGTCACCGTGACGATGTACGAGGCCGAGAACGGCGACGGGTCCAATGTCGTGGGCACTCGCAAGGTGTTCCGCGACGAAGACCCGAAGACCGGCGCTCTCAAGAGCAACCGGACGGTCGAGTGCATCGCCGTGAAGAACACGAGCGGCAGCGCTCTGCTTCCGGGTGCGGTCGCCAAGTTCAAGGACGCCGCCATCCTGTCCGAAGTGGACGGGCTTGCGGTCGCCGCCACGACCCTCATGGGCGTCGTGGACGAGTACCTCCCGGCCGCTGGCGTGCCGAACAACGAGGTGTTCTGGCTGGTTGTGCGTGGCCCCTCGACGGTGACGAAGACGGCGACCAGCGTGTCGGCCGGTGCCTCCTACGGCCCGTCCGCCACCGCCGGCTCGGCTGCGGCCCAGGGCGCCAACGCCCAACTGGGCTTCGCCATCGAGACGAGTGCCACGACCTCCGGCCGGATTCTGGTCCGGACGAACGCTGGCTTCTGAGTCGGGTCATCAACACGTCGCGACGTTTTGGGGCCGCAGGAGGGGAGGGACGCCCACCTGCGGCCCCTACTCTTTGCATAGGGAGTATCGACAGTGCCGCTTCCCAACGAACCTAGTCCGATGAGTCAGTTCGATCAGCCTGACCGGCAGGCGATCATGGCCCAGTTGCACACGGCGGGGCTGCTGGACTTCCCGGAGTTGGAGGACTTCAAGGCCAAGCGGGAGGTGGGTGCCGGTCGCGTTCCGGCCCCGAAGGACGGCATGGCCCCGATGATCTCGTCGGTTCCGCAGGCTGACAGGTGACGCATGGATGAGCATGGTGACCGGGTGCGGAAACTGAAGTCGGCCGCGTGGACTCGCAAGGAGGGGCAAGACCCAGAAGGCGGGCTGAACGCCGCCGGGCGTGCCGCCTACAACCGCGAGAACGACGCCAACCTCAAGCCGCCGCAGCCGGAGGGTGGCCCTCGCCGTGATTCCTTCTGCGCCAGGATGGAAGGCATGAAGGAGAAGTTGACCAGCAAGGAGACGGCCAACGATCCGGACAGCCGGATCAACAAGTCGCTCCGCAAGTGGAACTGTTGACGTGAACGACAAGACCTGCACCGACTGCGGCCAGTCCTTTCCACTTTCCCGAAACCACTACCGCGTCAAGAAGGACGGGTCGTGGGACGCGCGCTGCGTCATGTGCCGGGCGAAGGTGAATCGCGGGAAGAAGTTGAAGCAGAAGCAGCGGGACATGAAGGCCATCGAGGATGGTGCCCTCGACGCCTTCACGAAGGCGGCTGGCAGGGGAGGAGAGAACATCCCGCACTCCAGCGAACTCCTGGAGCGGCTGATGGAGTATTTCGGCGGCTCCAACGGGTTCGCCGCCATGATGGTCAAGCAGTATTTCGACGCCCCTCCCGGCGGATCGCACCGCACCAAGTTGCTGGAGGGCATCGTCCGCCTTGTCACGAAGAACACCGAACTGGGCGGGGCCAAGAAGCCGCTGACTCAGTGGTCCGACGAGGAGTTGGAGGACGAGTTGGATCAGCGTCTCGGCCGCATTGCCATGAGCATTAGTGGAGGGTTCCTCAATGTCGAAGTCACGCCGCAAACCCCCGCAGATTTCGCCGCTGCCGTCCGTCAAGCGATTGGGGTCGTTCCAGCAGAGCGAACTCAAGGAGATGCAGGCGGAGTTGGCGAGCCGCCGGATCGAGGCGTTGCGGCTCTACAGGCCGACACCCAAGCAGGAGGAAATCCACCAGTCCCGGTCGAGTGAGATGCTCGTGCTGGGCGGCAACCGCTCCGGCAAGTCGCTCTGCACGTTCGTGGAAGATGCTCGGGCTGTGTGCGGCAAAGACCCGCACGGGAAGTACCCAGAGAAGGACGGCATCCTCGCCATCGTTGGCAAGGACTGGAAGCACATCGGCCTCGTGGTCTACCCCATGCTGTTCATGGCTGGGGCGTTCAAGATCATCAAGGACGAGCAGACGGGCGAATGGCGGGCCTACAACCCAGTGACCGATGCGGCTCGCGAGCGGGAGGCCAAGCCGGCCCCGCCGCTGATCCCGCCCCGCATGGTGGCGAAGAAGTCGTGGATTCTGAAGTCCGCCCGCTACATCCAGTCCTGCACGCTGACGAACGGCTGGCAGATCTACTTCTTCTCGTCGGAAGGCGAACCACCGCAGGGCTGGCAGGCGAACAGGGTCCACATCGACGAGGACGTGAACAACGGTGATGCGTGGGTTCCGGAAATGCAGGCCCGCCTCTCTGACCGCAGGGGCGTGTTCGCGTGGTCGGCCATGCCGCACAGCAAGAACGACTCGCTTCAGTCGCTTGCAGAGCGGGCCGACAAGTTGGCGGAGGAGGGCGTCGAGAATCCGACCATCGTCAAGTTCCAACTCCGATTCCTGGACAACCCCCACATCCCAGATGACGAGAAGCGGAAGCGTATCGAAGGCTGGGCGGCGCTTGGCGACGACGTGCTGCGGATGCGCAGCGAGGGCGAGTTCATCAGCGACTCGATCCTCTGCTACCCGACGTTTGCCATGCACGTTCACGGCTACGACCGGACGGACCTGGAGAACCTGACAGTCCCGAACGACTGGTGCCGGTACGCCGCCATCGACCCTGGTCACGCCGTCACGTCGGTGCTGTTCGCCGCCGTGCCGCCCGACGAGTCGATGATGCTGGTCTACGACCAACTCTACATCCGCAACTGCAACGCCATCGTGTTTGGCGAGAAGATGGCGGAGAAGTGCAAGGGGCAGAACTTCTACGCCTTCCTCATCGACATGCACGGCGGCCGGCTCCGCGAGATCGGCTCGGGCCGCCTGCCGGTGGAACTGTACACCGAGCAACTCAAGTCGCAGGGGGTGGCGAGCGAGACGACGGGGCACAGTTTCCTGGCGGGGTGCGACGACGTGCAGGCCCGCATGTCGGCCGTCCGCAACTACCTCCACATCCGCCCAGATGGCAAGCCGATGCTGCGGGTGCTGCGGAACGCCGTCCCCGACCTGGAGCGGGAACTCAAGCGGTACAAGCACAAAACCCAGTTGGTGGGCGGCACCTACGTGGTCACGGACCAGCCGAACACGCGGGGGGAAGTCCACGCCTGCCAGTGTTTGGAGTATCTCTGCGCCTATCGACCTCGCTGGCACAAGCCTAAAGTCGATGTCGGCCCCGATCCCTGGTACGTCGATTGGATGCGGAAGCGCAAGAAGCGTCTCGCAGCCGATTCCGACGAGTTCATCTTTTTAGGCCCACAGTCAGGAGCGAAGTATGGAAGCCGAGTCCTTTAGCCCGCCGCAGGTTCGCGTGGGCGACAGCGTGTACTGGTATCACGACCCCCTCAACTGCAACGAGCCGACGCTGGGCTGGATCGTGGAGCGTCCCGGCATCCTGACGGTCAGCATCCTGACCTTCTCTCCGAACACCGGGTTCCTGGAGCGTCCGTCCGTGCGGCACAAGGACGATCCCGGCTTGCAGGAGAACGCCGACTGGCGGCAGTGGGGCTGCTGGGACTTCACTCCGCAGTCCGCCCAGTTGCGAAAGTTGGACGGGCTCATGTCCCAGATTGCCAACCTGACGGAACAGGTTGCCCTTGCAAGGAAGCAAAACGGTGGAACCAAGAACGGGTGAGGACGCCCTTCGCTCTCTGGCGACTGGGTGGCTCAAGAAGATCGAACTGTCTCTCAAGCACAAGCGTCCTTTCACGGAGGACGGGCGGGAGGCCATGTCGTTCTTTGACGGGCCGCACAACTGGTTCTGGAAGGACACCTACGCCCGCCACGAGTACGGCTACAACCGGACCATCGCCCCGCCCGCGTTTCGCATGCAGGTGAATCGCGTCTTTGAGGCGGTCAAGTTGTTCGGCTCCGTCATCTACCACCGCAATCCGGTGCGGACGGTGACGCCTGCCAAGTACCCGTTCGTCTCGCCGGAGGTGGTGGGCGTCATGGATGACCAGTCCATGATGGCGTACCAGCAGGCCGCTCAGGACACGATCCAGCGGACGGAGGTTCGCAAGGTCGCCGCCCTGCTCATGGAGCGGTATCTGAACTACACGCCCAACGAACTCGACCTCAAGACGCACAGTCGCCGCGTCGTGGACGAGGCAATCATCAAGGGCATGGGAGTGTGGTGGACCGAGATGGTCACGCTTCCCGGATCGGACATCGGGATCGTGGGGTCGTTCGCGGACAGCGTGGACAACTTCACGATGGACCCGGACGCCACCGAGATCGAGGACATTACGTGGTGCGCCCGGCGTTGCACGCACCCGATTGACGTTGTGGCCCGCCAGTACGGCCTGGATCGCGAGCAACTCAAGGGCCACCTGGACGGGGCCAAGCCGGTTGGCGACGGCGGGGACGCCCAAATCTTCTCGGAGGACGACCAGACATACAAGGGCCGCAAGGCTGGCAAGTCCAACGAACTGGTCACCTACTGGAAGATTTGGAGCAAGACGGGGCTGGGCGACCGCCTCAAGGACACGCCGAAGGAACTGATCGGCACCTTCGACGCCGTTGGCGACAACTGCTACATCGTCGTCTGTGAGGGCATCCCGTACCCGCTGAACATGCCGCCGTCTGCTCTTGAGGAGCAGGTCGATGAGGCGACCGGCATGCCGCCCGGCATGTTCCGGGCCGTGCAGTGGCCGATTCCGTTCTGGGCGGAGGCCAACGGTTGGCCGTTCGTGCATCTCGACTTCCACCGCAAGCCGGGCTACGTGTGGCCGATCAGCCACATCAAGCCGGGCATCGGGGAACTTCGGTTCCTCAACTTCGCGATGTCGTTCATCGCCCAGCGTGTCGCCACGAGTTGCGAGACGCTGCTGGGCGTGAGCAAGGCGGCGGACCAGGACATCAAGGATCAAATCCTGGCGCAGTCGGAAAAAGGCTTCAAGGTCGTGGAGATCAGCGAGACGCTCGGGCGGAGCGTCAACGACCTCATCAGCGTCTTTCAGTTGCCGGAGGTGTCTCCGGAGTTGTGGCGCATCGTGGAGGCCGTTGCCCAGCAGTTCGACAAGCGGGTGGGCCTGACGGAACTCGCGTACGCAATGTCCTCCAGCCAGATACGGAGCGCCACAGAGGCGAACGTGAAGGCGGAGCAACTGAGCGTACGCCCGGACGACATGGCGAACCGGCTGGAGGACGCCATGAGCCTGCTGGCCCGCCGCGAGGCGTTGGCGGCTCGGTGGCTGCTGCGTCCGCAGGATGTCGATTCGATTGTCGGCCCGTTGGGGGCGGCGGCATGGGCGCAGCACGTCGCCAGCATGGACCCCGCATCGGTCGCTCGGGAGTTTGAGTACCGGGTGGAGTCTGGGTCGGCCCGCAAGCCCAACAAGGCGACCCGCGTGGAGCAGATGCAGGCCGCCCTCCAGACGCTTGGGCCGATCCTGCAAGGGCTGGTTCCGATGGGGATGGTGGACCCGCTGAACGCCTTGATCTCGGACTGGGCGGACAGCCTGGACATCGACGCCAAGCCCTATCTGCTTCCGCCTCCCCCGCCGCCTCCTGCTCCGCCCCCGCCGGGCTCCCCTCCCGGCCCGCCGGCCGGGCCTGACGCTGCCGCCCCGCCTGGACCGCCGATGCCAGAATCCCCGCCCCCGCAAGTGCCGCCCGAGATGCAGCCGTAGGCGGACAAGAACCTATAGGTGCCATGAAGACCACAGCCACACTTCCGCCAGAAATCGCTGCTGCCGGCTCAGACGTGCAGTCGCATTACCTGCGTCTCATCCAGGACGGGCAGACGGAGCGGTTCGCCGCCATGTGTGCCCTGCGTCAGCCGCCTGGAACGCGGGGCAGCGACCGGGCGTTCATGCAGGGCCGTCTGGGGGGCGAATGGCTCAACAACATTCCGCGAAAGCAGGCTGACTGGCTGATCCGGCAGGCCCAAGCCGCAGGCATCAGCACCGCCGGCAAGTTCTACATGGGCGGCATCGCGGACAAGAGGGGCCATCGCGATCCGGAGGCGTGGGTGGACTCGACCGCCGACATCCTCCGCGTTGCCAAGAAGCGCGACCTGGAGGTTCACGGCATTGTGGACTACGTGCCACCGCAGAAGGCGCCGCCCAAGGAAGTGGACATCAACCCTCGCATCCTGCGTGAGCATGTCCGCGAGGAGATGAAGAAGAACCCGAAACTCAAGCGTGGCGAGGCCATCGAGAAGGTGAAGGACCGCATCGTGCCTCACTGGAAAAGGAAGAAGCAGTAATGCCGAACAAGATCGAACGGCTGAACTCCGTGACCGGGCAGTTCGTCGCCACTGCAAGTGCTGCCACGAGCCCCAAGATTCCGTTTGGGGCCGCTGCCGGTGGCGTCATCATGGTGGACGCCGTGTCCAGTGCCACGACGATTACGTGGCATGTTGCCTTCGGGCAGGAACTCACGCCGGTGCCGCTCAATGCGGACGGCTCCGGTGTGACCACGACCATTGCGGCTGGCAATGCCTACGTGCTGCCGGATGCCCTGTTCGCGGCGCCGTTCATCGTGGCGGTCGTCAATGCTGGCACCGCGACGTTTCGCGTAAGCGTGAAGGGATAACGCATGGCTCCACCGAATCTCCTGCTCATCACGGCGATTTACGGCAACACGGCCCGTGCCAGTGTCGGCACGGGGTCTACGGTCCTGCTTTCGAATCCGGCAGGCAGCGGCAAAGTGCTGCGGGTCGTGAATGTGACGTTCACGAACGTCGATACGGCGGCTCGCACCGTGACGCTGAACCATCACAACGCGGCCAGTGGAGGCGGCACGTCGCACGCCATCGTGTCGGCCGAGAGCGTGCCGGCCAGCAGCCGCATCTCGCCGATCACCCGCAACGTCCCGCTCTACCTTGAGGAAGGCACGAGCCTCGCCGCCCTGGCAGGAACCGCAAACACCATCATGGCGGTGGTGGTCTACGAGGAGATTGCTTGATGCCCACCATCGTGCTCAAGCAGAACTCCACTGCCGGACTGATGCCGGTGGCGAGCGAACTGGCTATTGGCGAGCCGGCGCTCAACACGGCTGACGGCAAACTCTATAGCAAGATGGCTGACGGAACGGTGCGCCCAATCGCCGGATCGGACAGTCCGACCAAGTTGGAAACGGCCCGCATGGCGTACGTGGCCTCGCTGCTGTCCGGAGGCTGAAATGGCGCTCGTGCAACTGCAAGTCCGTTCGGACACCGCATCGGCCTGGACCGCTGCCAATCCGGTGCTGCTGGCCGGAGAGCCGGGCTTTGAGACGGACACCGGCAAACTCAAGATTGGCGACGGCGTTCGCAACTGGGCCACGCTGCCGTACACCTCCGGCGTGTCGCTGGCGAGCGTCGCGCCTCCTGCTACCGGCGCTGCGGCTGTCGGCACCAGCGGGCTGGCCGCAAGGGCGGACCACTCGCACGCCCTGCCTGCTGCCGTGTCGTGTACGACCCTGACGGTTTCGGGCGAAACCAACGTCGGCGGCACGCTGAACGTGACCGGTGAACTGCGGGGTGCGCCGCACAAGCACAGCACGAACGACATCACGGGGCTCACGGCCCTGGTGGTCTCAACGATCAACAGCACACTCAAGGCCGGCAGCAACGTCGCCCTGTCGTTTGACAGCGTGACCAACTCCCTGACGGTCAGCAGCACTGCCGCACAGACCGGCGGCGGTACTGCTGGCGTGACCAGCATCAACGGGCAGACGGGTGCCGTGACGCTGGCCGTCCTGTCGGCGTCGGATGTCGTGAGTCAGATCACGACGGCGATCCAGACCATCGACGGGATTACGGAAACCTACGACGCTAAGGCGGGCACGATTACGCTCGGCCTGTCCACCGTGTCCGGAGGCACCTACGGCGGCACGCCAACCACCAGCCCGCTGGCGTTCTTGGCCGTCCCGCAAAGCGCCACTGCATCCGCTGGCAGTGCGTCGTTTTCGGCTACGGCCACCGGCGGCACGGCCTCCATTGCCTACCAGTGGGAAGTGTCTACGGACAGCGGCGAGTCGTGGGCGAACGTCTCCGGTGCCACCTCCTCCTCGCTGTCGCTGACCTCGCTGACCGCCGCCGAACACGGTCGCCAGTATCGCGTCCGCGCCACGTCGGGAACGGAGTCGATCTCTAGCCCGGCCGCTACGCTCACGACAGTCTCGCTGGCCATTACCTCGCAGCCCGCCGACGCTGCCGTGACGGTCTGGCAGTCGGTCAGTCTTTCCGTGACGGCTACGGCCGCAGGTGCCATCACCTATCAGTGGCAGGTCAGCACGAACTCTGGCTTTTCGTGGTCAGTCGCCAGCGGGACAGCGACGGCGGCCACCTACACATTCACGCCAAACGTGCCGCTTACGGGGACGCTCTACCGTGCAGCCGTCACGTCGGACGGGGCGACTGTGTATTCTCGCGCGGCGCTGGTTACGGCCGCCGACCCGCCGTTGACCATCTCGCTCAATCCGGTCGATACCGTTGCGGCATCCTGCACGGCATCGCTGTCGTTTGACTTCGCCTACGCGGGAAGCGGCAGCGTGACAATGCAGTGGCAGCGGCGGGCCAATGCAACGTCGGCGTGGGTCGATGTCTCGGGAGCGACCGGCAAGATTCTGACGCTCACGGGACTGATTGCCACCGACAGCGGCGCTCAGTACCGGGCGGGGGCAACGGTTGGCACCCGCACGGTGTACACCACTGTCGCCACGATCACCGTCCCGGCCCTGGCGATTGACGAGCAGCCGGAGAGCGTCACGGCGTTCGCCGGCGAGGCGATGTTCTCCATGTCATTTACGGGCGCCTGCGGGACGGCTGAGGTGCGATGGGAGGTTCGGCAGCCCACCGGAGCGACGTGGGCGATTGTGCCGGGCCAGACCTCCAACGTGCTTGCCTTGACTGGCCTGACGCGAGCGAACAGTGGGCAGGTGTATCGGGCTGTCGCGAGAGTCGGCACGCAGGTTGCGACCAGTAACGAAGCCACACTGACCGTCGAGAACGTCAGCGGATTCGCCGCGATGCCGCAGGACGCGACAGTTGCCTCCGGCGAAGAAGTGACGTTTTCCTACACGTGGTCCAACACTGCCGACAACACGAAGGCGTGGTGGGAGGTCAGTCGCGACAACGGCGTGACGTGGACCAATCGTCTGTGCAGCGAGTTTGCTGCGTGCAATGCCGAGACGCTCGTGTTCCGGCCGATGCCGAGCGACAGCGGCTCGCAGTACCGCGTGGTCGTCAAGGTGCTCTCGTCTGGGTTTGTCTATCGAAGCGAGCCGGCGCGACTGACGGTCAGCGGCACCGTGTCGGTGCAGCCGCTTGGGATCAGTTTGCAGCCCATGGCGATTGCCGGTGACGGAGCCGGTGGGCTCGTATTGACGGTCACGGCCGACACCACTGTGCCGCAGCGGTCGGCGCTCTGCTACGTGTCCACGAACAGCGGGGCGTCCTTCTCGCCGGCGTCGCTCCCGGTGACTGGTATGTACCGTGACGTAGCGTGCGGCGGCAGCACATGGCTTGCCATCTGTCCCATCACGGGCACTATCGCGTACAGCACGAATCGCGGCCGGGCGTGGCAGTCCGCCACAGTTGACGTGCCGTTTGGCGCCCTGCCAGACGCCAACAACAACGTCGCCAAAGCGTACATCGACCACCTGCCGGGCGCCCCGATCCCGTTCGTGGCGGCTACGCGGATGGGCGTGTACACATCTCCGAACGGCATCGACTGGACCCGCCGCACGTCGCTGGCATCCACCACGAACCCCACAGAGTTTGGCGCTGAGACGCCCGTCACGTACGGTGGCGGCAAGTATCTCGTGGTTGGGCGGTCGGGCACATGGACCTCAACGGGCGGCGTCACATGGTCGCTGTCGGCACCAAAGGGCACGGCGCTGGTTGGGTCCGTGAACCCATCGACCGGTGCCGTGACGCCCAGTTCGGCCGCTGTGAACGACAGCGCCATCTCGTTCGCCGGCGGTTGGTTTGTCGGCACCGGCGCCGGCTGGCTCGTCACCAGAAGCCAGTACACGACCGGCACGGCCGCGTTCTCTCTGAGCCACAACGGCCTCTCGTATTCGGTCGTCAGCCACCCCGTCCAGCCGTCTGGTGCTGTCCAGAACGGCCAGCCGCTCCAGGTTGGAGACGGTGTGTTTCGCGATGTGTGGGTAGGCAACTTGCCGCGCACTATTGGCGTGGCGGCCCTGTACCCGGCCGAAGATGCCGACACGTGGGTGTTGCCGACGACCGTCGCGCCGCTGTATCCGTCGCGAACCAATCGCAAGGGCAAGGGCGTGGCCTACGTGTCGCCCAATCGAGTGGCCGTCGCTGGGCTGACGGCGCCGGATGTAGGCACGGGGGCGCAGCAAACAGCAGTCGCCATCCTCGATGCTCGCACGCCGTTCTCGGGCACAGTGCCCAACGCCAGCGCCCCGTCGGCCCCACAGTCCTTTGTCGCCACCCCGCTGAACGGCTCAATCGCAGTGGCGTGGGCGGAACCGCTCGCCAGCGGCGGCCTGCCGATCACGTCCTACGTCCTGGAGCGCAAGTTGACCTCTGGCACGTCGTGGACAGCCGCCTCGCTCGCCACGCCCCTCGCAACCAGTGCCACGATTTCCGGGCTGTCCAACGGCGTCTCCTACGACGTGAGGGTCGCGGCTGTCACCAGTGCCGGCACGGGCGTGTACGCCACCGCGTCGGCCACGCCAGCCCTGACTGCACCGCTGGCCCCGACCGGCCTGACGGCCACGCCCACCGGTCCTGCGAGTGGCTCGGTGACCAACACGCGGTACTCGCTGTCTTGGACGGCCCCGTCGTTCAACGGCGGAGCAACCATCACCGAATACGTCGTGCAGATGTCCACGCCGGGAGCCCTCAGTTTCCCGAGCGGCTGGGTGACCCTGCCGTACGGGTCGTACACGGTCACGCAGTCGGGCACGACCGCCACCGTGACGCCCTTCATTCGCAGTGCCAGTCGTCTGCGTGCGTCCTTCCGGGTGGCGGCGAGGAACAGTGTCGGCACCGGCCCGTTCAGCGCCGAGACAGGACTCGTGTCGCTCAACTAAGCCATGTACTACGCCGCACAAGACCTCATCGAGTATCTGATGAACTCCGTCGGAGGCGGAGCGCAGGACGGCGAGCATCGGCTTTTGCGGGCCGCTGCCTCCAACGCCCACCGCGAGGTCATGTACGCCCGAGACTGGAACTGGTTGGCGACTGACGCCCAGTTGCCGACGGCCGTGTCAGGCAGCAACAACAAACTGTTCCTGCTGCCCGCGAATGTGAAGAACGTCGATGCGTTGGTCGCAGTAGAGCGCACGAAGGCCATGGCCTATGTGACGCCGCGAGAATGGCGGGACATCGAGTCCAAGCAACTCCCCACCTCCAATGTGGTGTACTGGACGGTCACGGCATCCTCGACGCAGCCTGATCGGTGGATGCTCAAGGTGGCTGGCACGCCTTCGCCAATCGACAACCCGAGCAATTTCTGGATCACCTACCGGCGGGCACCGCCCCCGCTCCGTCGCATGGGATACGAGCCGAGCAGCCGCGACGGATCGCTGACCGCCGGAACGGCCGCTGGGTGCGTCAAGCGGTACGGCACGGCGACGAACTTCCCCGAAGGACCATCGGGCGTCTATCCGTTTGTGGCGGAGGAGATTCTCGGCCTGTCCGGGAGTCTCGTGGGGACGCCGCCCGAGAACGCCAAGACGGTGGTCTCCGATTTCCTGGATGCGTCCGAGAGCATGTACACGGCCATCCTGGCGTGCGCGGAAGTCTGGGTCGCCAAGATGATGGGCAAGAACGTCGAGGGGGCGTTGTCGGTCTACGCTCGCGACCTGCGGCTGGCGTTTGAGGCCGACAACCTGACGCCCATGTCGGGCCGCCGGGCGGGGTTCGGTAGATACCCAGAGTCCAGCGGGCTGTCGATTGGCACCGCACGAGCGCTTGGCTACTACGGCCCAAGCGGCCCAGATACGGGAGCGTGACCGATGCGCACCGATTCCTGGAAGGGGCTTGTCACACAGGCCAGTCCGTTCGCCATCCCGGCAGGGGCGGCGGTCGAGCAGGTCAATCTCGGCACGTCGATTCCCGGTCAACTCACGTCCCGCAGTGGCATGAGGGCGGTTGCGTGCCAGCCCGCCGTGCAGGGCGTCATGGACTGCTGCTCCTACGAGTTTGGCGGCAAGGTGTTCCTGCTGTCTCTGACGGCGGCCGGCGAACTCATCGCCTCCGAAAGCCCTGCCTACGGCCCCAAGACGGCCACGCCATCCGAGCCGCAACTGTCCGTGCAAGCCGGCCAAACGGCCACGTCGTACACGCAGCGGTATCTCCGGAGCACCGGCGGTTCCGTTACTGACCCGGTGCCGCCGCCGCCAGCGTCCGAGTCGCGGTTTGGCCGCCTGCATGGCGGGCAGGCCAGCACGGCATCCTGGCCCTACAAGATCAACGCCAATGACCTGTGCGCAGGCGAGTCCAAGACAACTGCGTTCACGGGTGGCAATGCCGCCACGTCGGAGGTTCCGCCGGCGCTGACCCCCGCCAATATGTGCGTGCCATGATTACCAACCGCTTCTCTGCCGCCCGCCCGATCAGTGCAGCGCAAGGCCGGCACGGCGAGATGATCGTCGTGCAGGGCAACGGCGTGCGCCCAGTGCGATGGACGGGCGATGGTGCTGGCGTTGACGCTGGCATGGACCCGCCATCCGTGCAGCCCCAGATCACGCTGGACTCTACGCTCCGCTACTACATCGCCCGCGTGGACATTCACAAGCCAGGGGCGTGCTATTACTCGCCTCCCGACGTGACGTTTACGTCGTCCGTGTCCCCTGCGTCTCTTGGTGGGCGTGTCGCGAAGGCCAAAGCGTACCTGAGCCAATCGGCCGTGTCTGAGGCAGTCGTGGACGACGGCGGCAAGTATTACCCCGAGCCGCCACCCGTGAGCCTGAGCGACTCGCACGGCAAGGGCGCTGTGCTGCAAGCGGTGCTGTCGTCGGGCGGCACGAACGAAGATCCCGACAACGATCCCTATACCGGCATCAGTGAGTGGCGGATCATTCAGGCGCCTCCGTACCTGGACGAGTCGCTCGTGGATGACGGCAAGACGTGGTACTACGCCTTCAACGGCAACACGACGATCCCGGCCACGTCGGGGACGAGTCTGCCGCCAACTCCGGGATACCGCTTGGGCATCCCGGCGGGCGGCCTGTGGAGCGGCATGATCTTTTGCTCGGCGATGTACCGCACGGGATTTGAGTACACGGTGACCAATGCGGATGGCGTGGGCGCTTCGCTGCGTCTGTCGTTTTCGGAAGGCGAGTGGTCGTGTGCCAGCGCCTCCACGTCCAGCGGCGGCTACACGGTGTTTCGCGGCGCCCGTGTGCTTCGCAGCGTGAGCGTCGAAAAACTCGGCAAGGGGTACAGCGCCTCCAAGACCGTCACTGTTCGCATCAAGTCGGGATCGGGCGACCCGTCTCGCGACATCATCATTGAGGGCTACACCGCCGGGAACCCCAAGAACGCTGCCGCCGAAGGCTATTCCATTTCGCAAATTGCGATACAGGATCGCGGCAGCGGTTATCTGGTCGCACCGGAGATCAAGATCATCTCCGAGAGCGGCTTCGGGGCGTACGCCACCTGCACGGTCAAGGACGGCAAGATCGACACCGTGACACTGGAGAACGGCGGCGCCGGATACAAGACGCCCCCGCAGGTGATCGTCGTATCCGGCGGGGCGGAAGCGTTTGCGGTCAGCCGGCCGCACCTGCGAGGCAAGTACCAGTGCTACGCCAGATTCGTAGACGGCACGCCAGAGGATCGCGGCGGGCCTATCCCCAGCAACCTGTCTCCGGTCGCAGAGGTTGACGCCGGCGAGGGTGCCGCGTCGATGACGTGGAGTATCCCGGCAGTGTCGGGCCGAGCCGAGAAGGTGGAGTTGTGGCGCACGACGGGCAGCCAAGCCACGCTCCTGTACCGCGTGTACTCCGGGACAGGCACTACGTTCACGGACGACCTCACCGACGAGGAGGTCCGTGACCCGGATCGTGCTGGGTATGCCGCCATGCCCATCGTCCTACCGAACGGCTTCCTCAACGCCAACCGATTCACGCCTCCGCCCCGCGACAAGGCGGTGGTGGTGCGATTCCAAGACCGATTCTGGTATGCGGTGGACACGAGTGGCAAGCAGGGCAATTCGCTGCTGTACTCCGAAGTGGACGAGCCGGAGAGCGTTCCGGAGATCAACGAGATCGTGTTGCAGCAGAACGCCCGAGACGCAGACACAGTGCGGGCGTTGATTCCGTTTGGGCCGACGCTGCTTGCCATGCAGTCGCAGCACGCCTACGCCCTGACGTTCTCCAGGAACCCACTGCTTGACGCACAGGTGAGCCCAATCGCGAATCGCGGGGCACTCAATCAGCGCTCGTGGGACATCTACGAAGGCGTCTGCTACGTGCTGGACCAGAGCGGCGTGTACGCCATCTCCCAGTCGGGGAACGTCGAGAGCCTGTCGGACGCAATCGGAGACCTGTTTCGGGATCGCATCGACTTCGGCAAGAACACATGGGCGTTCCTAGTCGTGGACGCGATGACGCAAGTGCTGCGGGCGTTCGTGGCGTTCCGGGACGACGGCTCGGATGGGTTCCCCACCCGCGCCATGTGCTGCCACATCCCGAGCAAGACATGGTGGATGGAAACCTATCCGCAGCGTATCCACAGTGCGACTACGGCTCGCCTCAGCAATGGAGACACGCGGTGCTTGTACGGCGCTGCGGGCGGGCATTACCTGCTGGGAGACGGGCCTGCCGATCTTGGTCGGGGCGCCATCACGCACGTCACGCTTACCGCCGGCGGTCGCGGCTACACGACTCCGCCGCAGGTCACGGCGACTGGCGGTGTGGGCGCCGTACTGCGGGCGACCGTCAACGGCGAGGGGGCGCTGACAGGCATCTGGATCGTGAATCCCGGCTACGGATACACCAGCGGATCGCTGTTCATCGGCCCACCGAACGATCCATCGGTTGCCGGCGTGCAAGCAACGGCGTCGTTCGTGGCGTGCCCCCTGTCCGCCGACACGCCGCTCTACCCCGTGTACCGATTCAAGAGTGGCTGCATGGAGTACGCCACCGACGCGACGGCACCTCGCAACCTGCCGACCACCAGGGACATCTCGCTGCTGTACGCCCCGCAACCAGGGTCGTGCGAGGTAGCGATGCGGCTGTACTACAACAACGCCACGCACCCCCGCCGCAACATCGCCGCTCGCAACAGAGGGGTGGGGTTTACGGCCGACACGGTGGACAGCGGGTTTCGGCTCGACATGGGCGGGGCGGTGGCGGAGTCTGGCGTCTCGTCCGCCATGCTGTCTGGCAGGTCTGCCGATGACCTGTCTTCGACTGACAGGCATGTCGCTGTCGAACTGGCCGGTGCCCGCAAGACAGGCTCGCCCGTCGTCTTCTATCAGTTGGATCAGCGAGGCGGACCGCAATGAGTTACGCCCTGCAAAACGGCCAGATTCGCGGCGTGCTGGTGGCGCAGGGGTTTCCGGCGGACCTCGCCACGCAGTTGGCCAACATTCTTGCCAACGGCGCCCAGCAGATGCGGCTCTCTGGAGAGCGCATTATCGACACCACGCGACCCGGCATGCGGATGATTACGCCGGGCGCTCGGACCCACCAGTTCAAGAACCTGGACTTTCTGCCCGCCGACCCGGATCATCGCGAACGCCGTGTGCCGTCCAGCGAGGAGAGGCGGCGGCCGGCGCCCGAGCCCGCCGTCCAGACAGAGCAATCTCCAGCCGAGACGCTCGCGACGTTTCGCGTTGAGGGCGGTGCCTACACGGAAGCCAGAGGCTTGGGCGATTCCGTGCAGGTCAATCTCCGCACCAGCGGTCCGGGCCGGATGCCGGTCTTTGATCCACCGTCGAACTCGCTGGTCGGCAAGACGTTTCGGGCCGAGAGCAACTCGGACACACTGCGGTTGGACATCGTTGAGAACGGCCAGGAAGTTGTATGGAGGGCGCAGGTTGCCCAGGCTGCGCCGCGTGGCGGCAACAACGACGCCGCGATCACGGTCGTGACTGGCCTTAAGTGGGTGCAGGACAAAGGTCTGGAGGTCACCACTCGGCAGATCACTGTCCTGCGGGCCGAAAATGAATCCGCCACCTTCATCATTCCGGCCACCCCCGTGACGGTCGTGAAGGCCGTGCGGGATGCCGGTGATATCGTGATCGACAAGCAAGAGGTGCTTGTGTTCCAGGACAAGTCAGTGGGGTCTGACACCATTGCCACCACCACCTGCTAGGCGCTGCTATGCCACTGGCCCGTCTGGGAGGGGAGTTGCTTAGGGTAGACGGCACACTGGCAACGTCCTGCTGCTGCGACATACCCGAGCAGTGCGTGTATGTGCGATACCAGTATCCCGTCTGGGATGTGGGCGCTACTCCGTTTCCTCCCACTGAGTGCTTTCCACCCTACGTGCCGTTCTTGGGATGCGACGTGGTGTTGAGTGAGCAAGTGATATCCAAGCCGGACGCATTTTCCGGGAAACGAACGACCGTCACGATAACCGGATTGTTTGACGACAGCATCGCCGTGAACGGCAACGTGCTTGGAAACTGCCGCCCGGGCGGCGACGTAAACATGACGTTTACGCTTGCGGCGGAAGAAGCAGGGTTTCGCCTTGGTGCCGTAGACAGTTTCGGGTCTTGCGCGCACGGCACCCTAGCCATTTGCTTCAGCACCGGAAACCCACTGCCATGATTGAGTGCCACCTGCACCATCTGGAGGCCCGCTGCCGAGAGCGTGGCTACACGCTTGACGAGGTGCTGGCGTGCGTCGTGTCGCAGAACGGCGACAGGATCGTCGTGGACGAGACGCACCCTGCGTTCCCGTCTCGGCCGAAGGCGTCTGGGGCCGGGCCGGGAACCGAACTCAAGAAACTCTTGGGGATGATCGGCATCACCGCCACGTCCACCTGCTCCTGCAACGCCCATGCCGTTCAGATGGATGCTTGGGGTGCGGACGAGTGCGAGCGGCGGCTGGACGAGATCGTGGGCTGGCTGGAGGGGGAGGCCAGGGACCGCCACCTGCTGTTCTCGGCAACCGTAGCCCGGCAGGTGGTGCGGCTGGCAATCCGCCGGGCCAGAAAGGCCGCCGCTCAGTAGCCAATCTGCGGACATAAATCCGTAGAGAGGCTACGCATGGCGGACTTACGGTTCCCTCACTTTTCCAGGCAATACACGGCGCCGCGTGCGGATGCCAGTTCCAGCCTGAGTGAGACCTACGACTACAGCGGGCTGGACGACCTCACCCAGAAGCAGGGCGCCCTCCGGTCGCTGCGGGACGCCAAGTTTGAGGCCAATTTCAAGGGCGACCCCAGCGCCGTCACGGCCGGCAACAAGATTCGCGATCTCCTCCAGTCTGTCCGGGAACACTTGCCAGGGGCGACGGAGCGTGATCCTGGCCCGTCGCTGTCGCCGCTCGTGCGAGTGGCGTCCAGGAGCACCTCCAACAGCACCGACACCGGCGGCGGTGGGATCGCGGAAGAGCATGGCGGCGGTGAGCAGCGGATGGGTGGCAATGTCGCCATCCCGCCAATGGCTCCGCCGCCGGGTCGGCGGCCACCTGCCAATAGACCTCCGGCTGCTCGCCGCCCAGCCGGGCCGAAGCCGCCCCCGCTGACGGACGTCGGTCTTTACCCGCAGACGGCTGTCGAAAACCGCCTGCGTGAAATCGCCAACGAGGTTGACATTGACGTTGATGTCAGTGACGCCCCGACCGTGCCTGACGGCATCGAGCGCCGTCTTCGTTTCCCAATGGCGTAAGGAGTCTACCGATGGCGTATACCGGACTGGTGTATGGGGGAAATGCGGGCGTGTCGCCTCCTGGCGAAACGCGCACCCGCCAACCGTACGAGGATCATTGGGCCAACATCCGCGCACGCAGCGATTACTACGAGTCGCCCGAAGGCCAACGGGAGATGTACGAGCGCAGCCTCCAGCAACAGGAGCAGCAGCGCCGCATGTACGACTCGCAGACTGCCCGTCAGTCGCAGGAGCGCAAGTACGGCGTCCTCTCCGGCCTCGTCAGCGGAATGGGCGGCGGCTTTGGCGGCGGCATGCAGCCGTTTGGGATTAGCGTCGGAAAGACCGGCCAGTTCACGAGGAGTTGAACGTGAACGCCATCGGATTCAATCCCGGCTCCAGGCTCCTGTCTGGTCTGTCCAGCAAGGCCAGCCCGATGGCGAAGGGGCTTGCCATGCAGGATGCGTCTGCGCTCAACATGGATCGCGAGCAGAAGAACCAGGACTTGTCCCTCAAGCAGATGCAGGACGAGAGCCAGCAGCGTCTCGCCGCATCCCGCAATTCCGCCCAGCAGGCGTCCAACGCCTCGCAGGAGCGGCTCGGCGCAGGGGCCGCCCAGAGTCGGGCAAGCGTATTCGACGTGGGGATGGGCTTTGACTACGCGGCGTTGCAAAAGCGGCGGAGTCTCAATCTCCAGCAGGCGCTCCTCAACGGCATGGCGAGGGACTTCTGATGGCCGTCGGCTTTGATTCGGCGCTGCCCAAGACCTCCGCCCCTGTGTTGCGGGCGAAGCCGCAGGCTCCCATGCAGGCCGCTACGCCGCAGTACGCGATGCGACCGCCTGCGATTGCCGACTCGGCCGTGCAGGCAGCGGTCAACAACCAGAGGGCGGCGGGCTACGGCGCTCGTGAGTCTGCCCTGTCGGCCGGCGACAGGGGCGGCATTTCTCGCGGCAAGGGCCAGCAGTACGCCGCCCAGATGGCTCAGGAAGCCGCAGACGCCAAAGCCAGTGCCGGTGCCGTGCAGACGGAGATGGCCGCCGCCGACACCAACGCGCGAGCGAGGCAGGCTGCGGAAAGCATGCAGGCGAACGAGCGGCTCGCCAATGCGGGCTTGCTGGAGGGTCTTCGCAACACGCAGGCGATGGAGCGACTGCAACGGCGCGGCTGGCAGCAGGACTTGTATGAGGCTATCCGCAGGGGGCGGTTCGGTTTAGACCAGCAGCAACTCGACTACACGCCGCTACTGAATGGTCTTTTTGAATGAAGGAGCAAGGCATGGACGCCGCTGAACTCGACCTGGAAGACCTTCCGCCGAAGGCGCTTCGCAAACTCATCAAGGGCATGCTGGCGAAGGCTGGCAAGAAGCCGGAGGGCAAGGACGCCGAGAAGGCGGACGAGGAGCGTGAAGCGCTCACCGATCTCCACGAGGAGCAGAAGGGCAAGCCCACGCCTATCCCCGTGACGGAGGAAGACCTGCCTCCGGAACTCTCGCAGGACGACGAGGACGAAGAGTCTGACGACGAAGACGCGGACGACGAGAAGCCCGCCAAGAAGAAGGGCAAGTAATGGCGACTCCATCCGCACTTCGGCTGCGTCAACTTCAGCAGGCTGCGGCGGCGAAGGAAGCCGCTGTCCGTGCCGCCATGCAGGAGGCTGCGCTCGTAGCCGGCCGGCAGCGGAGTCTCCCGAAGCCCCGTGCTGTCCCGGTGGAAGGCGCTCCGCTGCACATGGACCCGTCTGCTGGCGAGGGGCCGCGTGGCCCGGCTGGCGTGGGGATGAGTGACGCCCCGCCGATGCCCGCCGACGACGTGGCACGGTTCAGCGAGATCGCCCCCGAAGACGTGCCGGATATGTACCGGCTGCTGCAAAAGTTGGGCAACGAAGGCCCGAACGCCATGCTGCCGGAGGAAGTGCTGGCCCTGGTGCGTGCCGGTGCCGACCTCGACCTCGCAATGGCCGGGCCTGTCCCGCAGTCGCAGGTGCAGGCGATTCTCCGCAAGGTCGCCAATCAAGGCATCGAATCGCTCACCCCGCAGGAGATCGCGGGCCTGCGTCGGACTATCGGCACTCCGGAGGTCACTGCACCTGCTGCCGCACCTCCGGCTGTGAGCGTGCCGCAAGACGCCCCCGCAAGGCCGTTCTCGCAGCAGGGCAAGGCTCTAGTTGGCGACGACGGAAGCCCGGTCGTGCGGCTTGACGACGAGCGGTTTCAGTACCCGGACGGCACCGTCGTGGACGTGGAAGGCAACGTCATTGGGTCTGCGCCCGGCGACCTGACGGACGTGTCGGCTGTTGCGGACGACCTGGAGAACTCCGCTACGCCCATCGACACCGACGCCACCGACCCGTCCAACAACCTCACGCCCAACGTCGTTCGTCAGGACAAGGTGGACAGCCTTGCCGAGCGAATCCGGCAGGCGACTGCTCAGGCGAACGACGAACCGATTGCGGGCCTTGCACGACTCCAGCGGGAAGTGACCTCTCTCAGCCCGGCGGAGTTGGAAGCACTGCGCTCGCACCCCATGCTGGCAGAGGGCATCGAGTCTGTCGCTGCCAAGCGCAACCCGGAGGCCCGTCAGGCGGCGATTGCCAACGCAGAGGCCCGGCTTGCCGCCCTTGCTCAGATGGCTGAAGTGCGTGCCTCCGACCGGGCTGCTGGACAGGTGCGTGCCGCTGCCAGTGCCCGCGACACTGCGGCGGCCCCGCGACAGCCGGCGGCGGGCGGCCAAGCGGCTGCGGCTGACGTGGCTGCGGCTCGACAACGGCTTGATGAGTCGCTCCCGGAAGGCGACTGGGGTTCGCTGACGGCGGCTTTCAACGCCCTCCCGGCCGAACGCAAGGCCGCTGTTCTGGCACGCATGCCCTCGTCACGCTCGCTGGCAGGCATGCTGGACAACAGCACTGGCGACCCGACGTTCACGCCCAACGCTCAGGCGCAGTTGACGCGGGGCGTCAACGAGGTCGAGGACGCACTGATTCGCTTGGATGCCGCCATGCGCTCCGGCGACGAGGCTGCGATTGAGGCGGCTCGTGACACCGTGATGGACATTCAGACGCGGCCCATGCCGGAAGACGAGCGGGCGGCGCTGCTGGATGCCGCCAAGCAGTCATTCTTGCAGCGACAGCAGGCCGCCTCTGAACTTCGCAATGCCATCATCGGAACTGACCCGATGTACGTTGCTGAACAAGAGCGGATGCTTGGCGCTGCCGTGCTTCCTGCACCGCGACCGGGTATCGCTCCTGGAGCCCGCACGCCCATCGTGGCGGCCGAAGACCTCGACCGCGCCCAACTGCCGTCTGCCTACGATGTTGCACGGGCCATGGAACGCGAGCGGCAGGAGATGCTGGAAAAGCGAGTCCCTGGCGGCGGGCTGACATCACAGCAGCGGCTCAACATCTTCCAGCGTACTGGCCGGGCTGTCGATGACACGAAGACCAACACGCTGGAAGACCTGCCGTTGGCCTTCAAGGGAGACGATACGGCCAATCCGCTAGAGTCTCGCTCCGCCGGATCGCGGTTATCCGATACGTCGGACGAGGCGGCGATTGAAAAGGTGCGACTGCTGGAGCAGGCGAGGCAGGAGGCGTTGGACGACTTCAACGCGGCCTCCAACGCCGGCGAGATGGCTCGTGCCCGGCAGCGGCTCGATGCGGCCGATGCTGAACTTGCCCGTGCGTTCCCTGGCGGTCGTGCGGCTCGGGCCGATGGCAGGCTCAATGCGGCTGGTCAGCAGGAGACTCTCGACAACCTCATCGTCAGCGTGGTTGGCGGTCGCCCGAAGGCACAGCCACGCCTCGACCGATCCAGCCCTGACCTGTCACCGCGAGAGCGGGCCGTCCTCAATGCGGACGCTGCTGACCGACTGGGTGAGCAGGACGTGATTGACTTGCTGCCGGAGTCGCCGGAGGACGAGGTGGTCGGGCTTGGGAAGCGAGGCAAGCCTGGCCGCATGGGCAGCACGCAGCAGCAGAGCCGCGTGCAGGGCGCCATCCGTAGCCTGTACGGCGACAGCAATCCGCTGGGCCTTGCCACGCCGGGCGAAGGTCCGGAGTTGGGGCCGTTCCCCGTGTTCCGCACGGCGGAAGAGGCAGCCGACGACCTGCTCTCCAGGCAGACCATCTTCAAGCCCGGCACGGCGTCGTGGGACTATGCCCGCGAGAAACTCGCCAACGCCATCAACGACTCCTACGGCCCCAACAGTCTGAACACCTCCGCCCGCTCCGACACCGGCAGGCAACTGCTGGCGGAAGAAATGGCGTCTGCCCCCACGCAGACCAGCACGAAGGCTGGCGAAATCCAGGACGGCACGTCGCAAGACCTGCCTGCTGTTGCTCCCGAGAAGCCGTCCCGCCGCAGTCGCAAAAAGGCCGCCACCGCCGAAGACGCCAAACTGGACGCATCCGACACCGACATCTCCGATGTGCAGGGCGATTCCGCACCCGCCACGCCCGGCAACCGCGACGAAATCCTGGCCGAGATCGAGCAGGAAGGCCAGCAGATTTACGACGAGGAGTACCGCAACAACATCGACAGCGGAATGGATGCCAATGAGGCAGCGTCGGAGGCTCGTGCTGCACGCAACAAGCACGTTGCCGACCAGACCGCCATTCGCATCAAGCCCGTGACCGGCGATCCTACCCCTGCCGCCCCACCGTCAGGCGCAGAGGAAGCCAAGCCGACCGGTCGTCGGCGGGGCGGCGGTCGCAAGAAGCAACCCCCGCAGGAGGCCGCTGCCGACAGCAGCACGCCGCCGCAAGGGGCTACGCCCCCCAGTGATCCCATCGAGAGCGTGGATGGTGACGCCTCCCGGCCCGTGCGGCTTGCCGAAGAGGACCAGATCGACCTCCCGGCCGCTGCCGAAGACAAGCCGAAGGCCACGCCGTCCAGCGACGAGAAGCCTCAGCAGCCGCCTGCTGCGGACAAGAAGAAGGGGTGGGGTCGGTTGCCATGGATCGCTGGCACGGCTGCCGCTGTTGGTGGTCTGGGGACTCTGGCCCGGATCAACAGCGGAGGCGGCGGCAGCATCGACATCCCGATCCCACCGGGCGGCGGCGGACGTGGTGGGCCGGGCGGTGGAGACTTCTACCCCATTCCGGTGAACACGGACGGTGCTGCGTTGATGGGCGACACCCTTGCCCAAGAGGCGGCCATCCAGCGGGCGCTCGACAGGATTCGCGGCGCTCGTGCTGGCGGGCCGCAGTCCTACCAGACCTTGCAGAACTACACGATTGGAAGGTGAGTGATGGCGACCAGTGCGGATGACGTGGCGCGACTGCTGGCACGGGTGCGTGGCGAGCGTCCTGCCGCCATGGCGATGCCGGAGGGCGATGGCGGCCCGTCGTCACTCGATCAACAGTACGATGCGGCGCAGGCCGAACGCCGGGAACTTGAGGCTCGCATGCCGGCCCCAAGCGTGGCGTACGTCGGTGGCACGAGCGCGATTCCTCCATCTCCGGAACTGCACTCGCTCGGCACTCGCCCTCCCGTGATGCGGATTGGCGATCCGGAGCCGCGAGTGGTGACTCCCGGCATGGTAGAGAACGCCCGTGACGCACTGCGCCGTCAGCGTGACGCTCAGGCTGGCCCCGCAGGCCGGAGGGCGGCACAGCAGAACGCCCAGTCGTTTGCGGAGCGCAGGCGGAAGGTGGATAGTTGGGCGCCGGTCTGGCCGGCCAATCCGTCTGGCATCCTCCCTGGCGAAGAACAGGTCACCAGCCGAGACACCTGGCAGCAACTCAGCCCCGCCGATCAGACTTCCCTGCGTCAGAAGTTTGAGACGGGCGGGCACGCCGATGCCATGGATTTTGACGAATGGCTGTCTTCCAATTTCGGAGACCTCCCGCCGCAGGATCGTGCCGCCGAGATGCGGTCCTCTGCTGCTGGCACGCCACGCATGTCGATTGGCCGCGATACGTCCCTGCCGCCGGGCACCAACAGCCCGCTGGCAGAGGCCCGCCTCGCCGCAGGTAAGCCGCTTCCGGAAGGCCGCGAGCCGGGACAATACTCGCCCGGCCAGCGGCGCACGATGGCCCGCAACGTCCACAACCCCGAAGTGCCGATGACGCAGTTCGGCGGCACGTTCACGCTCGACGCCGATGGCTCCATGTCGTCGCGTGCTCCCACGACGGCCGCGACGGCCCAAGCGGAAGCCATCGCGAAGGAGCAAGGCGACGGTTCCCCGAGTCATGTGGTTGCGCTGGCGCAGGCGTATGGCATCGACGCCAAGCAGTACGGGAACGACCTCGACCTCCTGCGAGCCGACGTGATGCGGGAGAAGGCCCGCCACGACGCACTGGCATCCAAGTATGACGTGGCGACCACGCCGATGGGCGGCACTCGCTATGCCGCCAACCCCGAGAAGATGGCACAGGCCCGCCTCGACAATGAGGCGAAGATGAGCCCCGAGCGGAAGATGGAGTTCGCCCGCACGATCTTGCAGCGGTACGGCCGCATGCTGTCCGACCAGGACCGTGCCAACATCTCCACCTACGTCCAGACTCCGGATGGCTTCACCCGCCTCCGGGAACTGAACCAGATGAAGCGGATGGAGTTGGCGGACAAGGGGGCGCAGGCATGGCAGGACCGTCAGGCCAACTTCCGCATGACGACTGACATGCGGAACCCGAACCTCGCTCCAGGCTTGGCCGTCCGGACGTTGATCGACGCTGTGCGGTCGGGCGATCCCGTCATGCTTGCCACCGTCAATGACATCGCCGGGAACCCGCGTGGTGCCCAGCGTGCGATGGACTTGGCGATGAGCGAGCGTGCCGGTGCGGCTGCGTTGGCACAGGCCGAGATGGCTGCGCAGGCGGCGAGCGGCAACGGCCCGAAGTCGTTGGGCCAGCAGTTGGGTGACGAGTTCTCGGCGGCCCTCGCCATCAGCGATAAGGCTCAGCGGGAGGAGGCAGTGCGGACGATCATCGCCCGCAATCCCGCCAACCAGAGCCTCACGCCCGATCAGGTAGCCGCCCGCGCCAGAGGCATCATCGCGTCCCACCTGGCGCGTGCGAATCCGCAAGACCCTGCCGTCCAGTCGCACCTGCAATCGCTGCGTGGCAACAAGCCGGCGTTCATTCAGTTTGTCCGCGAACAGTTGTTGCTGTCGCCGGAGCAGGCCGAGCAGATGTATAGCACCGCCGCGCCGGGCTGGAGCGCCCACGCGGCCGGGCAGGCGGTCGGCGGCGTGCCGGGCTACGCCTGGGGCGGCGTGGCGAACTTCTTTCGTGGCATGGTCGGCGCTCCGGCACCAGGAAAATGAACCTCTTTGAAGGCGGGCTGTTTGAGGACGAGCGGAAACGCAAGCGGCCCGCAGGCTACATCCCGCTGTTCGATGACGCCTTGCTGGCCGACGAGCCGGTCGAGGAGGATGTCGTCACGCCGCAGGAGCGGAACTCGGTTTTGGCCGAGATTGGTGCCGTAACTGGCGGCACACTGTCCCGCGTCGGTGACGCCCTTGCGGCTCCCGGCGACTACCTGCGAGGCGCCATCGCTGGCAAGACTGGCGAGCGGGTCACGGGCCGTGAACTGAACCGGATGGCCGGGCTGGCCGGGCCGGAGGACAACTGGCTGAACTTCGCGGGCGGGCTCGCGACCGAACTCGTCACCGATCCGTTGTCCATGCTCAGCGGGCCGATGAAGGCTCTCACGCCTGCCGGGAAGGCGGCGGCCAAGTTGGCGGGGCCGACCGGGAGCCTGCTGGACACGGCCCCCACAGCCCTCACCCGGAAGGCGATCTCGACCGGGATGTCCGACGACCTCCTGCCGTCCGTCGCCAGACGCACCAAGAAGGCTCTGGAGGCCACTGGACGGACGATCAGCACATTCGACCCAGCCACCGTCGGTCGGCCGCTGTACGGTGGACGGACGGCCCGCAGGGCAGGGACGCTGGACGACCTCATCAAGTACGCCGACAACCCGGATGCGGCGGAGGAGTCTGCCCGCCAGTTGCTCGGGGATGCTCAACTTGCCCAGATTCGCAACCAGCCGCTTGCCAAGTCCTTCGGGCTGGGCCTGCCGCTGGGCGACCCGTTGGTCGTGGGTGACTGGCTGGGGAAGGGGTTTGGCGACCAGTACGCCGACGTGCTGGACAGCATCGGCCAAGCGTACCGCTGGAGCCCATTGGGTCGAGGGCTGGCGGCAGGCTTCGACGGCCGCGTCGGCGGAGCGCTCGACGCCGAGCAACAGATCACCAACATCGCTGACTGGCAGGCCAGGAAGGTAGGCGGTGGGGCGGCAACGGCCGAACACACCCTGCAACTGGCTCGCCTCCGAGCAGCCCACCCGGATGCGTTCTCTCCGGAGGGCAACGAGCGGCTCGGTCGCTACCTTGAGGGCGCCGCTGTTCGCACTCCGGAAGACGTGCAGTACGTCACCAGCCGCCCGGCCTTGAAGGAGTACGCCGACTGGTGGGCCACCAAGCGCGACACGTCGCTGGGCGAGCGGCGAGAACTTGGGCTCAATGGCGAGCCGCTCCGGGACAAGTACGGCATCGACTACCTTCCGCGACGGGCCGACCCCGCCCTGGAGATGGAGGCTCGTGCCAATCGCAAACTAGGCAGCGAGTTGTCGTTCATGACGAGCGACGCCCTGCGCCGCACAGACGCCATGTCCGTTCCTGGTGGCCGGCAGACCATCATTGACTTGTCGAAAGACACCAATGTCTCAGGGCCGAAGCGGACACTGAAGATCGACGAGGCAGCGGCCGACTACATTCGCAACAAACTCAATGCACTCGTGGCTTCCGGCCAGCCAACCGTCACGATGCAGAAGGCTCGCAGGATCGCCCGCGTCCTCAACGCACTGCCAGACGAAGTGGTGCAGAAGATGCCGCTGTTCGGGCAGCACCCAACGGAAATGATTGGGTCGTACGTCCGCAACACGGGCGAGGCATTGGGCACCGGCACAACGCTCCTCGACTCACTAGCGACGTTTGCTGTAGATCGGCCCTACAACTTGGTAGACACCGCAGGTCGCGGCAGGCACGTCGCGCTGCCAACAGCGCTCAAGCGTCTCGGGCTCAAGACGTACGACGACGCAACCGATCAGGTGTTCGACCTGTCGGCGGGCGGCAAACTGTCCGACATCACGCCGCAGGTTGGAGCCGCACAGCAGATGCGAGAGCGGCTCGCCAAGTTGCTCGGCAAAGACCCGGACGAGATCAACCTCAATCAGTTCTCCATCCCGGAAGAACACATCACCCGGCTGACTCGTGCCAAAGACCTGTACAGCACGGGCGAAGCGTCTGGCGCGCTGATGAAGTACCTCGACCACTACACGCAGGCGTGGCGTGGCTCGATCTTGGCATGGCCCTCGCGGGCAGTGCGTGACCTGTATTCTGGGGCGATCAGTAATTGGCTGGAGGGAGCCCTGGACTGGGATTCCGTCCGGGCCGCAAAGGCACTGGTCATGGAGGGGCCAGACAGCGAGAAGTTCCGCAGCACGCTGGCGTCCATTCCCCGCTACGCCAACGACGACGGGCTGGCCCAGTTCTACGCCGACCTGTCCAGCACCGGCCTCGTCAGCGGCGGATCAGTCAGCGACTTGAGCGCCAGCGTCACGGGCCAGCGGGCACTGGACAACATCGTTGGAGCCGACCCGATCAGCATGGCGTCCATCGGCCGTGAACTGGGCAAGGGCTGGAACCCGCAGGACTTCCTCAACTGGCGATCCAAACTCAAGCCGATGGCCGAGCAGACCAATCCGCTGCTCCGTGCCGGCGAGCGGATGAACTCGCTGACCGATGGCGTCAACCGCCTCACCGGATACCTGTCGCTGCTCAAGCAGGGATACGATCCGATGGCTGCGGCGGCGGCGATGAAGCGCGCCCACGTCGATTACGCATCACTTTCCGGGATGGAGAAAAATCTGCTGAAGGCGGTTTTTCCTTGGTACTCGTACCAGAGCAGGATTTTC